GAAATTTGCCGTTCATCGTAAGCTTGTTGAACAACAAGGATATGATCCACGATCTGATGAATACTATGAAGAGATAGATCGTCAGATACAAGAACAGTTTCCAACAAAGTTTGAAGGAGAAAAAAGCAAAAAAGTGGTTGACCAAACGGTTGCACCTGCTGTAAAGTCTACTTCAAAGACCAAAGGAAAACGAACTGTGAGACTCACACCATCGCAGGTTGCAATCGCTAAAAAACTAGGTGTGCCTTTAGAAGAATATGCTAAATACGTGAAGGAGTAGCAATATGGAAAAGAAAACAAGAACCTCACGCTCATCTCAAACTAGAGATAAAACTGCCAGAAGGCAGCCATGGCGACCACCATCTCGGTTAGACGCGCCGTCTCCACCAGCCGGATTTAAATATCGTTGGATTCGTGCTGAAGTTATGGGCCAAGACGACAAGAAGAATGTATCTGCTCGAATGAGAGAGGGATACGAACCAGTAAGACTGGAAGAACTTGGAGACTTCGAAGCCCCTACTGTTGAAGACGGAGCAATGAAAGGCGTCGTTTCTGTAGGTGGATTACTGCTAGCCAAGATACCTGAAGAAATTGTTGAAGAACGAAATGCTTATTTCTCTCAACAAACAAGAGATCAACAGGAGGCTGTTGATAATGATCTTCTAAGGGAGCAGCACCCTAGTATGCCTATCGATAATCCAAATAGGCAGTCGAGAGTAACTTTTGGCGGTGCAAAGAAGTCAGATTAGATTTCACACCTAACAACATTCGCCAAAATTTTTGGATTAATAATTTGTAATTTATTAGTCTAAGGAGGACTATAATTATGGCAAACCAAGACGCAGCCTTTGGGTTCAGACCCACAAGGCACTTAACAGGTGGAGAAGTTCGTACCAACGAATACGCGATTGCGGCTAACTTTGGCACTTCTATTTACACTAACCAACCAGTGGTCGGTGTAACAGCAGGTGGCATTCAGCACGCAATTGATACTTCAACAGGTACAGTTGGACTAATCCTTGGCACCTTTGGTGGTTGTTTCTATACAGATCCAACTACTTCTAAGCCAACATACAGTGCACATTATCCAGCAAGCACAAACGCTTCTGATATTGTTGCATATGTATATGACGATCCAATGATCGTCTTTGAAGCTCAACACAACGGAACTGGCACAGCAGCTATGAATTTCGGCGGATTTGATTATGTAGGCTTGACTGGAGACGACACAAGCGGACTATCAAAAGCTGAACTTGATACCTCAACTGTGACAACTTCTGGAAACTTCCAACAATTAGGAATTTCCAAAGATCCAGAAAATAGCGACACATCTGCTGCAAACGCAAATGCATATGTAATCGTTAATGGTACTGAGCATCAACTCAACTCAGCAACAACTTTAGGTTAATAGGAGGATTTAAACTATGGCTATTAATAGATCACAACTTGCTAAAGAGTTGGAACCTGGTTTGAATGCACTATTCGGACTAGAGTACGCACAATACGAGAACCAACATGCTGAGATTTACGACACAGAGACCTCTGACAGAGCTTTTGAAGAAGAAGTAATGTTATCTGGTTTCGGAGCTGCATCAGTTAAACCTGAAGGAACAGGCGTTAACTTTGACAACTCACGTGAATCTTTTACAGCACGTTACTCTCATGAAACTGTAGCTTTGGCTTTCCAGATTACTGAAGAAGCTGTAGAGGACAACCTTTACGACAAGATCAGTACTCGTTATACGAAAGCTCTAGCACGTTCTATGGCACACACTAAACAAGTAAAAGCTGCGAACGTCTTGAACAACGGCTTTGATTCAAGCTTCACAGGTGGTGATGGTAAGGAGCTTTTTGCTACTGACCACCCTACTACTTCTGGAAACCAAAAGAACGAGCTATCTACTGCTGCAGACCTTAACGAGACATCTTTGGAACAAGCGATTATCGACATTCACGCTTTCCAAGATGACAGAGGTCTGAAAGTTGCTGCAAAACCAAGAAAGTTGATTATCCCTTCAGCTCTACAATTTACAGCTGAAAGACTACTAGCATCTGGAAACAGAGTAGCTACGTCGGATAACGACATCAATGCAGTAAGAAGCATGGGAATGATGCCTGAAGGTTACACAGTTAACAACTACTTAACTGATACAGATGCATTCTTCATTAAGACGGATGTACCTAACGGCATGAAACATTTTCAAAGAGCTCCTGTGGCTACGTCCATGGAAGGTGACTTTGAAACTGGTAACGTTAAATACAAAGCTAGGGAAAGATATAGCTTCGGCTTCTCTGACTGGCGTGGTATTTTCGGTTCACCTGGTGCTTAATTCTTAAGCAAAGAACACTTTAAAGGGCGGCTTCGGTCGCCCTTTTTATTTGCAATCCCCTGACTAAAAGCGTATATTGTAAAAACTGCGACTAAATTAATATTTAATGTAGGGCGAATATCGCAGTTTCGATTGCCTAGAAGACTACATTAATTAACTAGGAGGATTAAATATGGCAAACCCACATTTCCAAAATATGGTTTTGTTCGCTGGAAACACAGTAGAAACAAAAGCGAAGAAAGACCAGCCAATGTTCCAACAGTACGCATCAGATCAAACGTTCTATGGGTACTCTAATGACTTCTTTACATATACAGCAACTGACTGGACTATTACGTCAACAGACGGTGGCAGTGATTCAGGAGAGGTTATTCAAGCTACAAGTTCAGCTGGTGGAGCATTAATAATTACAACTAACGATGCAGATAACGACTCTGAAGAACTACAGTTAAAAGGAGAAGCATTTAAATTAAGCACTAGTAAGAGAGCTTATTTCTCAACTAGATTTAAATTAAGTGACGCTACACAATCTGATATGCTTATTGGATTAACAATTACAGACACAACTGCAATCGATGCTGTTTCAGATGGTGTCTTTTTTAGCAAAGATGATGGTGACACTAACTTAGATTTTAGAGTTGAAAAAGATGGAACAGAAACTGCGACTGCAGCTGTTGCTACGGTGGCTGATGACACTTTCATTACTGCAACTTTCTTTATAGATCCAGACAGAGACGCTGTTTATTATTCAATTAATAACGCAGAACCTGTAAAAGTTGTTAATACAAATTTACCAGATGACGAAGAGCTGACTATAACTATTGCTATTCAAGCTGGTGCAGCCGCTGCTAAATCATTAGTGGTTGATTATATAACTGCGATTATTGAGCGGTAAATTTAACTAATGTGGGCCTTCGGGCCCACACGTTCTTGATTAAGGAGGGAACATGGCAGACACAGTAACGGGACCAACAATCCTACAACAAAACGACAAACGAGTTACAATTAAAATAGTTGTACAATCTGATGGAACAGGTGGCACAACTGTATTTGGTGATGTATCAGCTCTTGCAGCTGACGAACACGGTAATTCTGTTAGCACTTTATCTCTACAAAGAATATGGTGGTCGTGTGCAAACGGCGATGGCGGCGACGCTTTTGCTCGTTTAGATTATGAAGATTCAGATGGAGATATTCCGATCATAACTTTAATTGATTCTGGCTATTGGGACTTTAGAGAGTTTGGTGGCATACCAGCAAACACTAGTTCTAACTCTAACGAAAACGACGTAAACTTCGTTGTGGCAGCAGCAGCTGACTCTGGTAATTCGTATACTTGCATAGCAGAATTTCTTAAAAACTACTAAGGAGTAAAATATGGCTGTATCGGGATCTACAGATTTTAATCTGGAAGCCGCAGAGGTTATTCAGGAAGCTTACGAAAGATGTGGTTTACAGGAGATTAGCGGTAAAGATTTACGCACGGCTGTTCGCACCATGAACATTCTTATGTCCGAATGGGCAAACAGAGGATTAAACTTGTGGACAGTATCTCTTGGGACACAATCAACAACAGCTAGTGACAATGATTATGATTTAGATACAAATATTATTGATATACTAGAAGTTAATTTAAGAGACGCTAATAATCTGGATACCACGTTAACAAGGATCAGTAGAGCAGATTATCACATGCTTCCTAATAAATCATCTGAGGGAAAACCGTCACAGTTTTATTTTGAACGAACAACGACTCCTACTTTGTTTTTATATCCAACGCCTGACTTATCAACGTACAGCGTAAGATATTATTTTTTAAAGAGATTAGATGATATTGATGTTCCGTCAGACAATGCGAACGTACCATTTAGATTTTTACCTTGTCTGACAGCAGGAATGGCTTATTATCTGGCGATGAAAAAAGCGCCTGACAGAGTTTCTTTATTAAAAGCTGTTTATGACGAAGAGTTTAAAAGAGCAATGGATGAAGACAGAGACAGAGCTAGTTTTAGCGCTGTTCCTGGTAGGTCT